AAGCAGGCAAGGTCGACGTGCGAGACGTCGATAGTCGACGGCAGGATGACCACGTCTTGCCCGGCCATGAAGGTGCTGCCGTTGTCGGCTTCGCTGCCGGCCACGGTGTAGTGGGCCACCATGACGGCCGGTTTGCTGCGGTCGAGCTGCCCGGCCATCCCGAGAATGACGTCGTTTATAAGGGCGGTGGCGTTTCTGTTTTCTTCCTCCTTGTCTGCCGTCGGGCAGAAAAGACGAAGTCGGCCCCTGTCGAACCCCGGGACGGCCATTATCTGGATGGGGCCGTCGCTGGTCATGAGCTCGTCGACCTGCGGCCCGGTGTAGATGTGCAAGTTTTGCTCGTTCGCGGTGGTCTCTTTGAGGGTGTCGAACGCCCGGGGGTTGTCGTGGTTTTCTGTCCCGAACAGGACGACGACCTGTTCGCTGCACCGGCAAAGCGGCCGGATGAACATGGTGATGGCGTCGTTTACATCGTCGAGGGCGGTGTCTGCCCATACCCTCGAACGGTTGAACATGTCCCCGGCGACGATGGAGAGGTGGGGCCTCTCCATCTCGGCGGCGGATACGATATGTTTCATGCAGGCGAGGGTGTCTTGCCTGCGGAGGTTTTTGCCTTCCTTGGTCGGCCCTGTAAGGTCGCCGAGGTGAGTGTCGGCCGTGTGCAATATCTTCATCGGATTTCCTCCTCGCTATAAAGTGGCGTTGTACAGGGCTTCGTCGAGCTCCTCCACCGTGCCGAGCTCTTGGTAACGCTTTAGCTCCCCTTTGACCTCGGCCCACGCCACCGCTATCGGCAGGTGCTCTAAGTCCACCATTTTGTTCGCGGGCGGCGGTATAACGTCGTCGAGGGTTTTTATCGCTTCTTCAATCTTCATCGCTACCGCCTCCCTTTCGCCTTGTCTTGGCAGGCGGGGCATAGGCATCGGCCGTACTGCTTTTCGCTAAATCCCTTGATGGCCTCCGGCGACCACGTCTTTCCGTTCCGGGCCTTGCTCTCGACAATGGGCTTTCGGCAGTCGGAGCAGATGACGGGGCCGCCGCTGGGTTCGCCCCATCCATCGTTGTTGCCCTTTGCCGGCGGGGCGTCATCGTAGCCCCAGCCGCCGTCGTCGGGCTCTTGTGGGGCTTCGTCCCAAGGAAGGGAACCGGGGGCCTCGTCGTCATATTCAGGGACGTCCTGCGCGTCTTGCGCGGGCGCTGCGGCCGGGAGGGCCGCCGTCTGCCGCTGCACCGGCATTTCAAAAAGCATCCCCATGGATTGCAGGTAGTTTTGGGCGACGGCGTCCTTGATTTCGGGCGCGTCGAGGTTTGGCACGACGTGGGCCACGATGAAGGGCTTGCGGAGTTCCGCCAGCTCATAGTTGCCGGCAAGGCCGAGGGCTGCCCTGATGGCCCGCATGAACGCCTTGCTTTCCGCCATCGCGGTGCGGTGGGGAAGGAACCGCTTGTACTGCGCCTCGGTCATGCTGGCTTTTTCCATGGTGCAGTCGATTTCCTTGGTCGCCTTCATAAGGCGGAAGCCGCCGGAGGGCTCCGGGACGCGGATGGTGACCGAAACCGCCACGTCGTGGACGTGCTCGCAGTTCCCACATACTCGCGGCTTGCCGGTCGCCCGGGCCATTTCGATGCAGCGGAGGCACCCTTCGGTTCTGCTGGGCTCCGTTGCGACGATGCTGATGTTGGCCGCTGCCGCCAGCTTCATGCCTCCGACCTTCGTGATGGCGAATTTATTGGCGCTCTTATCGAAATAGATGTCCTTGCTGGTGTCCTTGTTGGTGTCGAGCTCGACGGTGTTCACCGTGATGCGCTGCAGGTTGCTCGCCACCTGCATTGTGGTGACCGGGACGAGGACGTTGAACTTATCCTTGGGGTAATTATTTAGCTGCACGAGCATCCCCATGTTATTGTTTTCCATGCTTTTATCCTCCTTTGCCTTGACAGGCTGGGCGCTGGGTGATATAATCCCGGTAGTTGAAAGGTTTCATTTAAGGCCGCTTCCCGCTGCTACGGGGGCGGCTTTTGCTATGCCCGTGGTTAATCCCAGCAGTATCATGTCGCCTATGGTTTCTTCCAGTTGCCTCAAAAATCCGAGGGCTTTGTTGAAATCCTCACGCTCGTGGTCGTCTATCACGCCGTCAAAGGCGATTTGTTCCAGAACATTTGCCACCTGCTGCGCGTCGTCTATCATCCGGCTCACCCGGAGCGTTGCAAAGGGCAGGGGCCTGTCCGTGGCGGTCTTCCCGGTGTTCTGCCCGACGGGGCAGCTCGCGCAATACCGCATGAGAATGTCAGGCCGGCGGTATCCCTCGGCATACACAACCGCGTCGGCCGGCTCGACCTGAACCTCTCCGCGCTCGTGGCGCCCGATTGTCTCTTGCGAATATGGCACCTTCACGGTCGCTGTGCCTCTGCTGGCATATCCGGCCTCCAAACGTGCCACGCGGAGGTATTCTGGCGCTTCTTTTTTTGCTGTTATTGACATCCGCTTTCCTCCTTGTCCAGTGTAAAATGTGAATAGTTGCAGGGGGTTTGCCGGTTAGGGCGTCGCGGCCTGCTCGGCCCACTTGATACTGGCGATGGCCTCGGCCTCGCTTTTCACACGCTCCACCCTGCGGAGGGGGTAAAACTGAACCTTCCCGTCGGAAAGCGCGAGGCCGTCATAGCACCCGTCGCTGTCCCGGTATATGACCTTTGCTTCCCCGGGCCCGTACCCTGCCTCGGCCAACACGGCCGCATAAACGGCGTCGGCGTTGTTGGTTACGCTTTTCCCGCCCCGGTCGAGGTCTTCGATTACGATGACGGGCATGGCCTGTCCAGTGACGACGTGGTAGTCGTAGTCGGATTGCGCGGCGGCGTCCGCGAAGGGCTTCTTGTGCTCTTGGGCCTCGCTCTGGATGCTGGCCCAGCAGTCGGGGCCGTACCCGCGTTCGACGCTCTTGGGGTCTGAAAGGGGGCGGCGGCATTTGCCGCATGTGGTGACCGGGATGTTCATGTTCATTCTCCTTCCTGTGTCGGCTGGATGGCCTTAATTCTCTTGATGGCCCGGATGGCGTTGTCGGTAAGCTGCCGCTGCCAAGCGTTCTGTGAGGGGGCCCATTTGAAGGCTTCGGCCTTGAGGGCGTCGCGGAGGTCTGCGTCGGGCTTCTCGTCGAAGATGATTTGGAGACGGTTCGCTTCGGTGTTGAAGATGACATCTCCGCCGTCGAAACTCCATCCGGCGGGCGCCGGGCTGCTGGCCTTCTTCTCGAGCTCCTCGATGCGCTCCCGGATGCGCCGGATGTTCGCGCTGTTATTCGAGAGGGCGTAGGGCGGGAACGGGATGTCTTTGTACCATCCTCTGGCCCAGCTCGCTTTGATTTCCTCTGCGGCCTTCTCGCAGATGTAGGGGCAGTCGTCGAGGGTCTTGTGCTTGCGGTAGTAGGCGTTGGTGTCCCTCATGGCCTGCTGGCTCTCCTCGAGGCGGTCGAGCTTTTCCTTGAGCTTCGGAAGGGCGTTCGGGTCGTCGCTGCTGATGCCGCCGGTGCCGACGCTGCGGATTTTGCCGAGGAGGCCTTGGATGTACTCGTACTCCTCGTAGTTGCGGCTCCGGGCCGCGTTCTGCTTCTCCTTCTTGCGGACGGGGAAGTTGCTGCCGCCGGAAATGAGAACGGAGGGGCAGCGGGTGTCGATGGCGTACTTGGCGTTGAGGTTGGCCGCGAGCTTGCGGGCGTAAAGGTCGAGAAACTCGTCGATGCGTTCGTGGTAAATGGGGTCTACCTTGGTCTTCTTCCAGAAGGCGAGGTAGGCGGCTTCGTCAATCTGGCGCCGGTATCCGGCGGTCGCGTGGCCCGTGGTGTAGTCGTCAAAGCTGTTCATGTGCTTTGCGAGGCGGGCGGTCTCCTCGTTGATGGGGTAGTAGCGGGGCGTTGCTCCGGCGGGCTTGAGCTCGTAGGCGCTGGCCTGTTCCGGCGCAAGCTCCTCCGCGTAATCGAGCCATCCCCAGACGTGTCCGAGCCGGTCGAAGTCTACGCCATTGGCGCCGTAGTTACCGTGGGCTGCGGGTGTGCCGAGGAAGGTTCCGGGGGCGACGGGTCGCTGCGTGGAATAGTAGCGGTACATGGTTAATTCTCCTCTCTTGTGATGTGCTGCGGCTGTACGGTGTCTCCGATGAAGCAGCAGCCTCGGTAAATCCAGCGGCCGCCTTCTATGTGGAAGGTCGGGAAGGTGGGGCGGAGGCGCCCGTTTCTCAGGTCTACGCGGTGGCTGTACGGTTCGCCGGACTGTATGTATCCGGCCTTCTGGCTGGCCGGTGGGACGCAGTTGAGGAACTCCTCAACGATACGCTCCTCGACTTGGTCGCCCGGGTGCGTTGCCTTCATGAAGTCTCCGGCGGCCTCCCAATCGGCGTAGGTTACGAGCCGGTTCTCCGGCTCCGGCTCTGCGGGCCGCTTGCAATCGCAAATCTCTCCGGGGTCGAGCGAGAATCCGCAGGAGTCGCAAAAGTAGTTGTGCATGGCGTGGTCTCCTTTCTGAAAAGTGGCTTGACTTCTTCCTTCCACCATCCCCGGGCTTTCCATCCTATCCACGGCATGATGATGAGGTAAAGGGGAAGAAGGGCCTCGCCTCCGGGGCTCCCGAGGCGGTGGGTGATAGTGTCGAACATGATGAACAGGATGCGGGCCGCGATGCCTCCGAAAAAGATGATGAGCGTCATGCGGTAAAGGGCCCGTAGGTCGGCCCGTAGGCGCTTCTGCCTATTTGCTCGACGCTGCTGCTCGTGGCTTCTTAGGGTGTTGTTCATGGGGCGTCCTCCTCTCTTGACCTGTGCGGTCGATGTCCTCGCCGCAGTAGAACTTCTCGCAGAACCTTCGGCGCGGGACGCGCCCGGCGATGGTCTCGTAGCCTTCGGCCTCGAGCTCGCGGTTGATTTTCCGCATTATCTGGTAGGCCTTAGACTGCGAAATGCCGAGGATTTTCATGACGTCCTCCACAAACAGAAACTTGTAGCTCTGGCTCATGGCGGTCTCTCCTCTCGGGTTAAACATTGACGCCGGTGCGGGTCTCGAAGTCCTCCATGTACTGGCGAACCTTGGGGATGAGCTCATGCCCGGCGCAGCGGCCGGTGGTACACTCGACGAGGGTGGAATGCTTGACGCCTGCGTCCTCTGCGACTTGCTTGTATGTGATGCCGTACCGGGCGCAGAACTGCAAAAGCTCGAGCCCGAACTCGGTCTTGGGCTTCTTGCGGATTGCCATGGCTTGTGCCTCCTTTCTTGTTTGGCTTGATTGTTGGGTGAAATTGTGGTAGAATGTTAAATGGATGGGTCTATCCGGGCCGGGGCTTTATATCGAGCGCCGAGGGCGCCGTGCCGGTTTATGAGGGTGAGGAGCGCGGTGTCGATGATGCAGACCGGGTCTATCCGGGCCTCTATCTCGAGGGCCTCCTCCGGGCTTTTGGCCCGGAGGGTGTCGATTACCTTCGTCGGCTCGTCGAGCCTGAATATCTCGTAGAGGTTCAAGAGCTCCTCCTTTCTTGCTGCTGGGCGTCGTCGGCCGGGATGAGCTCGTCGTCTCCGACGAGGCTGTCTCCTCCGGGGAACCTATAAATCGGAGCTACGCGGCCTTCGACGAGGGGCTGGATGTCGATGAGGTAGGCGTCGTATCCTCTGGTGTGGATTTTGAGGGGCCATCCGTAACGCTCGTGAAGCTGCTCGACGTGACTTTTCATGGCTGCTCCTTTCTAAGCGTTGAGGGCGTCTCGCCTGTGCTGCTCGGCCTTCGCGGGGTCTGCGAAATAGTCGATGTAGAGGTCGTACTTCTCGCGCTCCTCGTAGTGCTGCGGTGGAATGCTGTCAAGCTGGAGGGTGTGGGTCTTGGCGAACACCTTGCCGGTGTCTGTGTATTTCTGTTCGACGGCGTAGACTTTCATGGTCGCGTCTCCTTTCGTGGGGGCCGGGGCTGTTAAGCCCCGGCGGTTATGATGGCGTTCAGCCTGTCCCGAAGGGCGAGGGCGTAATCGAGGCCGTTCTTGGCGTTCCTGTGGTCTGCGACGGCCTGCCGGAAGTCCGGGTTGCTCGGTCTCCTGCGAGCTCTACTATCATCGCTGCGGCCGTCTCCATTCCCAGCTCGTAATCGTGGGCGCTGGCCTTGATGAGCGCGATGCAGTCGGTGAGGTCGTCCTCGGTCGGGATGCGGGCCGCGAGTGCTGCGTTCTCCGCCTTGAGGCGTTCAATCTCTGCGCTGGCCTTGTCGAACTCGGCGGAGTAATAATTGGCGGCGTCTTGGAAATGCTTGGCTTCTCCCTTGGCGCTCTCCCAGCGGTCTTTCATGGAGTAGGCCGCGTCGTCGTCGATGTTCTGCTCGGCGTCCTCGAAGCATCCTGCAAATGCGGTCTTGAGGTAGCTGTCCGGGCCGAGGTCGTCCACCATCCGCTTGATGGCCTCGAGGGCCTCTCGTTCCTGCTGCTTGGTGGCTGTGACGCCTTCGTGGATGAGCTCGATGCTCGTGATTTCCGGGGCGGGCCCGAGGCCGATTTCCTTGTAGATGGCTTTGAAGGCTTTTCCGGCGGCCTTCTCTGTGCGCTCCGTGATGTTGCTGCATCCGGCTTCGCCTCCGGCGGTGATGTGGTTGACGCGGTATGTATTCATCGTTTTCTCCTCTCATGCGGCGGGCTGGCGGCCCGTGTATGCCCGGCGGTGTTGTGTGCCTCGTTTGTTGGGTGTAGCTTAATTATAGTCTGCAAATGCGGTCTTGTAAAGATGAAAATGCGGACTTTATGAAAAATATTTTTGCGACAGTCTGCAAGGGCAGACGGAAAGGGTGCTTTATGACTATATGCGAGAGGATTTTCGCCCTGCTGGCCTCCGACGGCCGCGAGCAGGGGCAGATGGCAAAGTACCTCGGCGTTTCAAAAAAGACGGTGAGCTCTTGGCGAACAAGGGGTACAGACCCGGGCGCGGAATACATCGCCCCTATTGCCGAGTATTTCGGCGTCTCAACCGATTACATCCTTACCGGCGCGGAGCGCGACCTTCGTTTGAAGCCGGAGGATGTGGAGCTGTTGACGCTCTGGGATGCTCTGCCTGCTGCTGACAAGGCCGTCGTGAAATACGAAATGTACCGCCGGGCGAACCGGGCGCACCTTCTTTCAGCTCATAGTCTAAAATACACTTGGCTACATATTCAGCCAGTTTAACAGGAACAGCGTTTCCTATTGCCTGCTCAACGTCTGTTTTCTTTCCCTCGAACACAAATGATTCCGGGAATGTCTGAATGTAGCTACGCTCTTTGGAAGTCAAAGCCCTAACGCCATCCGAAATATCGGCTTTGTCTGCGTGGTGCCTTTTATAACCGTCCGGAATGGGACGGTTGACTCCCCGGATTGTAGCGCTTGGCTCATGTATACTAAAAACAGCACGGCGATTATAACTTCTTGGATGCATATAATAGTATTCGGTATGAAGGGAATCGCCTAAATAGTCGTAAACGGTCATCGGCTTTTCGGTTTGCCTCCCATCAAGTAGTTCGCCGAGAAAATCATCTTTGTCTCCGAGATGTCCCACCATGAAGAACCGCATTCTCGCCTGCGGTACGCCACAGTAACTTGCGTTAAGAATCCTTGTGGTAAGACCATATCCCGCATCCTTAAATATCTTTGTTGCCTTGGGTAGAACAGGCATCCTCTCAATGTTATATACATTCTCCATTACAAACCATTTAGGTTTGAGTCGGCTGATAATCTCCGCATAGCGAATAGTAAGATTTGCGCGTTCGCCCATGTTTCTGTATCCAGCTATTGAGAAGTCCTGACATGGGGGACCACCGATAATAATATCCGGTTTATACGCTTTGATGTGGTCAATCGCTTCTTCTGCATTCAAATCTAAGTCGTGAACAGGGTGGCTAAAGTTACTTTTGTAAATACTGATTGCCGGTGCCCAATTATCATAAGCAGCTAACACCTCAACCCCTGCGTTTTCAAATCCCAGCGACATACCGCCACAACCGCAAAACAAATCCACAGCCTTCATATATCATCACCCCTTTTGAGAGTTATCGTACTTGATGATGGCTCGGGCTATGTGTTCCGCAAGTTTTACTGGAACGGCGTTACCAATCATCTGATTTAAATTTGTCTTTGTGCCTTCGAACTTAAAAGACTCAGGAAATGTCTGAACGTAGCTTCTTTCAAGTACGGTTAACGCTCTCACTTTGGGACCTATCTCAACAGGGTCTGAAGGGTGCCCTTTGTAACCGCTTGGGATAGGTCTGTCTACACCTCTGATTGTTTGACATGGTTCATATATACTGAAAACTCCGCGCCGGCTGTAGCTTCTTGGCACACGGAAGTAGTATTCAACTCCAAGAGTATCCCCGAAGTAATCGTGCATCGTCATGGGTTTGTCTGAATAATTCTCTTCTAAATAAGACTGTATAAAATCATCCTCAACACCGAGACAACCGATTAGCACATAACGCTTGCGCAACTGCGGCACACCGCAAAGACTTGCATCAATAATAGTCGAAGTCAATCCATAACCGGCTTTTTTAAACCTTTCAATAACTTCTCCCAGAATCTCCGTTTTTGTAATTACAGGAACATTTTCCATTACAAAATACTGTGGCAAAGTAGTCGTGATAATTTCACAGAATGTCTTAGTCAACATAGCACGCCCGAGATTTACATTTCGGTGACCGGCCGACGAGAAGTCTTGGCAAGGGGGGCCTCCGATAATGATGTCAGGCTTCATTTCCTTAATTCTTGCCTGAACCCTCTCGTCCATTAAATCTTGTTCGTATATAGGGTGGTCAAAGTTCATGCGATAAACATTAACCGCTGGAATCCAGTTGTCGTAGGCGGCAATAATGTCAAACCCTGCGTTTTGAAAACCCAGAGACATACCTCCGCACCCGCTGAACAAATCTATCGTTTTTAAGCTATCCATAAGTGGCTCTCCCATCTGGCTGTCGCTTTTATCGCTTATGGGCGATTACGACGTGCGTTAAGTATTTGTTTCATCTTCCATCTCCATGATTTCACTGATGTCGCAGTGTAGCGCAATACATATTTTTTGAAGTATCTCGGTATTTACGTTCTCGTTTCGACCGAGCTTTGCAACCGAAGATGAACTGATGCCTGCCATCTTTTGTAAGTCTTTCTTCTTTAAGTTTTTATCAATAAGAAGTTTCCATAGTTTTTTATAGCTTATGTTTGCCATGTGTGATTACCTCCATGCATAATAACCCATCACACCACATTCTACCACAAATTTGCGAGAAAGTCAATATAATCTTCGAGAACGCACAGTTATTTCTTTGTGTGAAAAGCAGACGAAAATTTTGTTAACGCACTGTTAAAGTGTTATCCAAGTGCTTGACAAAGCAAATTCGGTCGTGTATACTGGATAGCGTCAACCAGTTGATTGACTACCGCTTGAAAGGAGGAACATAAATGGGTGCAAATGGGATGAGTTTCGGAAAGTACATTGAATCCATCCGTACTGCAAGAAGAAAATCACTTCGGGAGACTGCGAAAGCTATCGGAGTATCTCCGCAGTTCTACAGCGAGGTTGAAAAAGATCGTCGCTGCGCCTTTACTGCGGATAGACTCGAATTGCTCAAGAAGTTTCTGGAAATGACTACGGAAGAAGCTGAAGAAATGTACAATAAGGCAGCGGAGTCTTACAAGGGTAAGAATGTAGCTGTACCGCAGGATTTCGCCGACTATATTGTAGAGCGTGACTATGTGATGTCTGCCTTGCGCACGATGAAAGAGATGGATGCTGACGAAGAGGACTGGAAGAAGATGGTCGATGAGTTTGTTGCCAGTAAGAAGGGGAAAGGCCAATGATTGATTTGCGCCTGAAATTCGGCACGAACAATATCCCCATTCTAAGCAACGAAACAATAGACGAACACGCAGAACTGCTCATTGGAGATTATGATTCGAGTCTTTTATCAAAGCCGCAAGCCATTGATGTTGAGGATTTTGCAGAGAATTATCTTGGGCTGCATTTCCACTTTACAGATTTATCCCATAACGGCTTTATTTGGGGCAGGATGTTGCTGAAATTGTTCGTGACATCGCTGCATCTGTTTATCATCGTATCCGCGCCGATGTCTGGGACGTCGTTGGACGCATACTTGGCGCCGCCGTAGGTGGCCTTGCCGTCGCCGGCCCATCCCCACAAAAGGCCCTTTATAAGGCAGACGCAGTCAAATCCAAAGTATCCCTTTCCGATAAGAGCCCGGAAGGACGCCTGCTTTGCAGCGGTGTACCACGAGGGGTATTGCTTCACCTTTCCGGCGATGACAGCCTCCGTGACGGGGGCGCCGAAGACGCCCCACATATAGACTGTTTTGTAGTTTTTTGCGACGTCGATGACCTTCGTCACAAGTTCGCTGGCCTTCATTTTTGCCATGACAAGCCCTCCTTTACTGAATTGGCTCGATAGTGATTATCCCTTTTTTCAGCTCGTAAACGGCCGCCTCGATAAGGGCATCAATCCGGGCCTCGTCGAGCGTGATGCCGTGCTCTGCCAAGAAGGCAATAACGTATTCCTTCTTTTCCTGCCCGCGCTTGCTGCCCGTGAATATCTGCTCGGCGGCCGCCACGGCGATGGCGACCCATTTGTTGATTTCGGCCTGCTGCGCGGATGTGGTCTTGCTCTTGATGTAGGGGATGACGAAAACGGTGATGATGGCGCCGATTAAAACGGCTACCGCTTCAACGATGGGGGTGATGTTGTACTCCATAATTTCCTCCTTTTATGGCCCGCAGGGGGCGTCTGGTGGTGTTTCCTCCGGCGCTTCGTCGGATGGGCCGGAGGGCGGATGCTGTGGGTTCCCGTCGGCGTCGAGGCCGTGTTTGTTCCTGCTCATTTTCTCGCCGAGGCTTTTGCCGGCGTATGTGATTAAATAGCCGATGCAGGCTGTGAACACGGCGACGGTGACGTCGCTGGCCGTCTCCCTTGTGAAAGCCGAAAGGGCGTAGGAGGCGATAACCGAGGCCGTGGCGATGCAAACCGCCCAGAACGCCAGCTTTTTGGAGAACTCCATGGGCTTCCTGTTGGCTTTGGCCTTGGCTCGGGCCGTCTTCCGGCGCTTTTGCTTTCGTCGCCAGCTTTTCCATGCTTGAATAGGTGTCCTCACACTTGCCCTCACTCCTCTCTGTTGCTGTGGCCTTCGATGCGGTCGATGCGCTTGTGGGCCTGCTTTGCGGACGCCTCGACGGCGGTGAGCTTTGTCGCAACGTCGACGTATAGAGCGTCCTGTTTTTCCTGCTTGCGTTTGATGTCGTCGATGCCGGATTTGATGTATCCGATTTCGGTGAGGATGGTTCCGTTCTTCTCGCCGGTGTTGGTGTCGTCTGTCTTATGGTTCCGTTTCCACGCCGAGTAACCGAAGGCAATAGCACAGGCGGTTCCCAGAATGCCGAGGACAGACGAAAGAATTGCAATATCGCTCATTCCTACCTCCTTTCTGCCTTATCGGCTCTTGACGTAGGTGGCGAAGACGTAGCCGACGGTGATAGCTCCTTCTATCACGGCGGCCGCTCTGCACCATCCGGCTTCCTTTGGCATAGCAATAATCGGGGCGCCCTTGTCGAGTTTCCCGAGGCTGCTGTGTTCGGTTCCCGGGCCGGTGCGGAAGTTCACGCCTTGCCCGCTGCAATAGGCGGGGTAGGCTCGGGTGGCGGCCGTGTTGGTCGCGTTCTGGGCGACGTACTTGGCGGAAATAAAGCCTCGGACGAGTTTGCCCTTGATGACGGTCGCTATCTCACACCAACCTTTGATGGCCGGAAGCGAGAGGAGTTCCTCGTCCTTGCGGGCGACGCCGATGGCCGGGTGCTCTTTTCCGGGCCCTGTGCGGACGTAGACGGAGCCGCCGGTACACTTGGCGTTATAGGGCTTGCCGCTGGCCTGCGGCGCCTCTGCGGGCGCTGTGGGGGCTGTGGCGGCCGTCCAGTCGGTTTCGAGGTCGTACTCGAAATACTTATCCATGACGCCCCACCATTCCCAAGAACGCGCCTTGAGGTCGGTGATTACGACGCCGTAGTCTTTGCCTCTGGCCTCGAGCACTTGCCAATCGAGGTCGCCGGGCCCGGTCTTCTTGTAGAGAAAACCGACGTGAGTGATGCCGGATGCGCTCGGCCCGCTGAAAAGAGCGACGCCGGGAAGCTGCGGAAGGCCCTTGAGGGTTCCGTCCTTCGGGGCGGCGTCCTTCTCGCTGCACCAATTCACGTAATTGCTGCGGGCCTTCGTGTCGATGTTCGTGCCGGTCTGCTCCTTGTAAAAAATCTCCGCGAGGCTATTGCAGTCGAACACTCGATGCCCTATCCATTTGCGGTAGGCGTTGTAGTAGCTCTCCCAATTATCGCCGTAGCTGCTCTTGGCCCGGCTTCTGATGTAGGCGTCTGTGGCGACGCTGCCGTTGCCGCCCATTACATAGCCGTATTGGCTTGCCGGTGGGTTGCTGCTGGCCTTCCCGTTGGTGACGGCCGCGTGGGGCCCGTAGTAACGAAGGAAGTCCGATACTTTGACCTTCTTTGCCATTCTGCTGTTCCTCCTCTCAATAATGAAGAAGGAGGCCGCCGCTTACGCGGTGACCTCCTCGTAAAAGTCGTTAAGGAGCGCAGGCGGTCGCCAGTTGGATTGCTTGGCGAACTCGCGGAGGACGTGGTAGGTCTTTGTGTAGTCGGTGAAGTAGGTTCCGACCTCGAAGACGTACCCGTCCGCGACTTCACTCCACTTTGGGTGCGCTGCGGGTTCCTCGCCGCCCGTCTCGCCGCCGGAGGTCGGCGGTGTGGAGGTGGCGAACTCGCTGGGCACGAGGTGCGGGAAGTGAGGCTCGTAGAGCGTCACGCCTGCTTCCTTGATGGGGGTGTAGAGGTTGCCGTCCTCTGGGTCGCGCCTCACGGCTCCGTATGGCACCAGTTCGCCCCACACGAAGTCGAGGTACGTCCGCTCCTCACCGTCTTCGACGGGTGGCTCCGAGCGAATGATGCGGAACAGGTTCCGACCACCTTCGGTACCGGGTGCCCAGTTGGACTGCGCGGTGTGCGGCTGGCGGCAGATGTAGAACGTGCCGTCCGGCATGAATACGGTTTCATTGATGTAGACCTGCCCCATAGTCGGCTCCCACGCTCTGGAACCGCCGACGGTGGCGACTTCGAGGAGGGTACTGTCCGGCAGGTCGCCGGACTGGGCTTCGCCTGCTCGCAGGACGTTCGCTTGTGCGCGGCGCAGGTGCTCGGTTGGTATGCCCGTACCGCCGAGGGCGACAATTGCCTCATGGCAGGCGATGACCGCCTGCCACAGTTCATAGTTCTCCTTTGCTCGCTCCGTTTTCTGGAGGGCGCGGAGGTGTTCAAGAGATGGTGTGTTTCCCATTGTATTTTCCTCCCCTCTTAAATGTAGGAACCGTTGAGCGAGTTGCAGTAGATTTCCGGGTAGCTCGCCGAGGTTTCAATGGTGACCCAAACGCCAACCGCCCAGCTTGCCGCTGTCTTGGTGGTGTTAGAGAAGATGTGCTTTAAGCCGTTGTTCGCCGATTCCCATGTAGGGGATGCGTCGTTGGCGTTGTTGCACACCTTCAAGGTCACGTCTGCATCGGCGGCGTAGTACCTCATGGAAATGAGGATTTTTTCAGCTTTCGCGTCGGTGGTGATAGGGTTTACTTTGAACTCTATCTTCGTGACCGCTCGCGTGAATGTGATGGTTCTGGTCGCCGTGTTTCCGACGGTGTCGCTCACCACGATTTTCATGGTGTGGGTTCCGCTTCCCAGCGCGGCGAATTGCGCATCTGTCATCGCCCACGTGTAGGTCTGCTCCCGGACAGCGTCCTCGATGGTATCGACGGTCACGTCGTCGATTTTCTTCTCGACCGTGAGCTCATCACTGGTGTCTTGGTCGTCGACCGAGAACGATGTGGACGGAGCGGAGGTGATGGTGCCGAGGTCGGTGTCGCTCCCGCTAATAGTCGGGTCGACGTTATGGACGACCGTCCTTTGCTGGCTCGCGGTGTATCCGCTCTCGGCTCCGTTGCTGTCGACCGCTTTCACCCGGTACTGTACCGTGTTCATCGCGGCCGTGATGCTGTGTGTGTAGGAGAGCGCGGAGCCGCTGTAAATCTGGGCGTAGGCACCGCCGTTCACAGAGCACTCCAGCCTGTAGGTTATGGCGTTGCCCTCCGGGTCTGTGCTGGCCGTCCACTGGATATTTGCCGTCTTGCCGCTTCTGATGGTGTCCGGGACGCTTATGCTGGGCGGGTTCGTGGGTGCTTGGTTCCACACAATGGAGTACACGCCGTCGCTGTCCGAGCTATCAGATACCAAGATTGAAGATGGCAGATTCAAAGCGGGGCGCAGGCCGTCGCGGCCGTAGGACGCGACGTCGTAGTCGTACTCCGCGCCCGAAGTGTTGACGTAGCGGACGTAGTACGAGCTCGCCGCGTACGGGGAGCGAAGCCAGTAGTACCACGGCTGGCTCGCCGAGAGGCTGCTGCTCGTGTAGGTGCTGTTGCTCACCGCCGCCGCCGTGGGGTATGCGATGCGGCTGGCGGCATCCGAGAACATGGCGAGGAGGGTGCCCTCGTTGATGCTATTCTCCGCGCCCAGACCGACTTCCGCTTTGGAGAGCAGGAAGACCTTGTCTGTGACCGTCTCGGAACCGCCGCCGTCCACGGTCGCCTTTGCGACGGTGAGGGTGGTGTCCAAGATGGCGGCTATCATCTGCGCGGAGAAGCCGGAGAGAAAGCCTGCCTGTGTGTCGTATGGGTTGTAGCTGACGTATGAGGAACTGGGGGCGCGGTCGTAGCTGTGCTGTGACTGGTACCACGATGCCGCCGCCTTGTTGAGCCACTGGCGCAGGTTTGCGAGCGCGTACCTGTTGTTACCGTAACTCTGGCGGTTGCTGTCGCCTCCGCTCTCCTTTGCGTCGAACGGCACGATTTTGATGATTTTGTCCGAGACGAGCGTCACGGAGTTCGCGGGGTATCCGGCGTGGTTCTTGTCGCCGATTTGCCACACGATGGGGCTGCCGTAGTAGGTCGACAGCGGGTCTTTGACCTTTGCCTTTACGGCGAGGTTAGTTATTGCTTGTGGCATCTTCTGGTTCGCTCCTTTCAAATATGGATTGGTACATCTGGTCGTACTTCGCTATGAGGGCATGGCAGTCGCCGTGGGCGGCGTGTGACCTCCAGCTTTGGTAGCTTTCCTCTATCTCGCGCTTCGTCATGGCTCCATTGTCGTACATGACCTTGAACTTCCGCAGTTTCTTCTTCATGTGTTCCCGGCTGGTGCGGCGAACCTTTCGGATAACCTTTCCACTGTCGGTGATGTATGTGTGGAAGCCGAGGAAGTCGAGACCGTTGCGAAGCGGGAAGATGTGGGTCTTTTTGTTGAGCGTCAGTCCGCGGGATGCGAGGTGCTTTTCGGAGGAGCGTTCCGCTTTGAATTTGGATTTTGACCTCCCTGCCGTCGTAGGTGTACCCCTCGATGGCGAGGCCGTGCTTTTCCTTGCACGGGCACGGCGTTTTGGTTTCAGCTATGATATTGGGGATGAGGCAGGATGCTTCTTCCTCGGTGCAGGCGATTTTTATCATCATTCAGACCCCGCCTCGATGCGCCTGCTCGACTGGTTCCACACGCCGTCAATGATGCTGACATTGGAGAGGTTGTAGAAGTTCGCGCCGAACATGATGCCTCCCGGCATATCGCCGCTGACGAGGTCATTCAAGAGGTCAATTTCCGCGCTGTGCGTGTTGAGAATGTCCTGCAAGCCCACGATGTCGCCTATCTGGTGCGCGTGACCAATGAGGGCGTAGTTGGCGAGGTCGCTCGCTTTTGCGAAAGCATCCGGGTTGATGACCGCCGAGACGAGCGCGACGCTACTCACCACCACCACGAGGGTGAAAGAGGCGAGTTTATTCACCGGGTCGCCCTCGGGGCGTATCCATTCCGGGTGCTCCTGCAAAGAAAGATAGCAATATAGGATTTCGCCTTCGTCCGGGTCGTCTGCATAAAGGCCGAGCTCTCTCACGTTGAACCCGGCCTCGACGCCGACGCTCGAAACCTGAACGACGACGGAAGCCTCCCCGCTGCCGGGGTTGGAAATGGCGGCTATCATGCCGTCCATGACGTAATTCCCGAGCTCGGTCATGCTTTCCGGCGGCCGGCCGGCCGGGGCGCTGCCGTCGCCCACCGTTGCCTTCGTGAATATGAGCTGCCCTTGGGAAGCCAGCAGCTTGGCGATTAGGGCGTTGCCTTTCGTGGTGATGTAGCTGCCGTCAGTATAGGTGCTTGGCATTGCGGTTCCTCCTTTTTAAGCTGGATTTATCGTTACGGAGACCATTTCATAAGCCGCCGCATTGATATACTGCCGTTGGGTGAATGTCCTT